CGAAAATGAGGCAGCAATCCCAGAAATCGACATCAAGGTCGACTCTGTGGCTGTTACTGCGAAGACCAAGAAGCTCAAGGCTAAGTGGACGCCAGAATTGGCTCAAGACTTGAACGCATATCATAACTTGGATGCTGAAGTCGAATTGACCTCAATTCTTTCTGAACACATTGCTCTTGAAATCGACCAGGAAATCTTGGAAGATCTCGTTAAGGGCTCTACTGCCGAAACTTTGTACTGGTCACGCTTGCCCGGTAAGTTCGTGAATCGCCAAACAGGTGCTGCACTCAACGCATCCGGTACCGGCGCATTCCCAGACTTCACTGGTAACGTATCTGAATGGTATGAAACCTTGATTGAGACCATCAATGATGTCTCGGCTCAAATTCACCGCAAAACCTTGAGAGGCGGCGCTAACTTCATCGTGGTTTCACCTGAAGTTGCAAACCTCCTTGAGTTCACCGCTGGATTCCGTGGAGCAGTTACCCATGATGATGATCGTGGTCAGGTTGGAGCAGTCAAGGTTGGTTCCTTGAGCAAGAAGTTTGACGTTTACGTCGATCCTTACTTCCCACGGAACGTTGTTCTCTGCGGACGTAAAGGTTCTTCTTTCCTTGAAAGCGGATATGTATACGCACCGTATGTACCTCTCCAGATGACTCCTACCATTTTCGGTACCGAGGACTTCGTACCTCGTAAGGGCGTCATGACTCGCTATGCGAAGAAGATGGTCCGTCCGGATATGTACGGTCTCGTTATTATTCAAGATTTAGTCTAAAATTAGTTTTCTCTAATTGTTGTAGATAAATGCCCCCTTTCCGACTTTCGGAGGGGGGTTTGTTTATGTAGAAACTAATTAAAGCAGGAGGGCCCCAAATATGGCATTGCCTATTTTATCGCCCGAGA